AAGTAACCGCAGAACAGGCAAAAACAATTGTAAAAGAAGATGGCAGCTTTGATACAGCCGAACTTGGAAAGATTATGTCCGAAAAAGAGACCGCAGCGGCACAGGCAAAGGAACAGGAGATTGCAAACAATTCTACTAATCCAGGCGGTGGCATGGCTGGCAAAGAAAATGAAAATAAGACTACTGCTGAAAAACTTGTTGAAAAGTTATACGGCGGTCAGAAACAGAACAATGATATTTTATCACACTATGTAGGAGGTAACTAAGATGATGCAGTTTGAGCAGACAACATACGCTGGCGATGTTGAAATCTTAAAAAGAAAGCCGTTTGAAGGAATCCCTATGACACTTGATTTTACAAGCGTTGATACAAAACTGGCAAACGGTAAAAAGGTTGTAAAAGCAGGAACCCCTATCGGTTCTACAGGAGTAGCAGATAACACGGCTACAGTAGTGGGAATCTTATTACATGACGTTACAGAAGATAGACCACAGGGAACGTTGCTTAAAAAGGCATATATTGACAAAACAATTGCGCAGACACATTCAGGCGTTGAAATTGCGGCAGTTGCAAAAACGGCATTGCCAATGATTGTTTTTGAATAATTAACAGGAGGTAAAAATAATGCTAGTAAATGAAGTAGTAAATACAAAGGCTATTGCACTTGCGGCTACAGAAAACACAAGTAATACAATTCCTTATCTTGGTTTACAGTGGTTTCCAGAGAAGAAAAAGTCAGGTCTTGATTTAAAGTGGATTAAGACACACAAGGGACTTCCTGTATCACTGAAACCGTCTAATTTTGATGCGCTGCCAACAATCAGAGCAAGGGGCGGATTAAAGACAGAAAAAACACAGATGGCATTTTTCCGCGAACAGATGATTGTCACAGAAGAGGATGCACAGGAAATTGATAGAATCAAAGATGAAAATGATCCTTATTTGCAGGGTGTATTGCAGAGTATTTATGATGACACTAATACTCTTGTGAGCGGAGCGGAAGTCGTGCCAGAAAGAATGAGAATGTCTCTTCTCTCAACAACAAATGGACATCCTACAATCGGTATTGAATCTGACGGTGTTAAGTATGAGTATGATTATGACCCTAACGGAGAATACACAAAGAAGCATTACTTAAAATTGCAGGACACGGCTATGTGGAGCGATACTACAAATTCCAAGCCACTCACTGACCTTAATAATGCAAGAAAAGCACTTGCAAAATTAGGAAAGATTGCTTCCTATGCGCTTATGAACTCTAACACATTTAATTATCTGTTAGAAAATGCACAGGTCAAAAATGCTATTCTTGCGCAGAACTTAACGGCAAACATTGAGCTTACAGATGATAATGTTGTCTCTATCACAAAATCAAGAACAAAACTTACTATTGTTCTTTACGACAAGATGTACATTGACGATGAGGGAAACGAACAGTATTTCTACCCTGACAATAAGGTTACGTTACTACCAAGTGGTTCTCTTGGCAATACTTGGTTTGGAACTACTCCAGAAGAAAGAACAGCTTCACAGGTTGCTGATGTAGATGTTTCTATGTATGGTATGGGAATTGCAATTGCTAAGAAAGTTGAATACGGTCCTCCTGCAATCACATCTGTTACAGCTTCAGAAATCGTGCTTCCTTCTTATGAGAATATGGATTCAACATTTGTAATCGAAGTACATTCTGCTTAGTAGGAGGTATCTGGGATGAAGTATCCGTATATCGTAAATAAAAACGGTGTTTGGTATCCAGCAGGAACAGAAGTGCCAGACGGAAATGCTGATAAAGAAGTTAAAACAGAAAATCAGACATATACAAAGACAGACATTAACCGCATGAGAACTGCAGACTTGCAGAAGTTAGCAGGAGAAAAAGGAATTCAAAATGCCGATTCCTTTAGCGGTGAGGATTTAAAGAAAATGCTTATTGAATTGATAAACTTATAAGGAGTCCGTATGGAAAAATACAGTACTTTACAGAAAGTAAAAATCAGGCTAGGACAATTTCATACAGAGGAAGTCACAGACCCCGACACAGGAATTACGTCTGATGTTACTGTATTCGATCGTAAGGAAGATAACCCACTTATTGAGTTACTGTTATATCAAAATGAGCAATTAGTAATAAATGCTTCTGGAATATCAAGCGCAAAAAAAGAAGAATACTTAAAAAAGAAAGAAGAAGCTATTGTTGAACTTGCGCTTTATGATCGTAACAAATTAGGAGCAGATTACAGTGCCAGCTATTCAGAAAATGGAATAACAAGAACATGGAATAGCAAAGAAGACATATTATGTTATTATGATATTTCTTGGCATGTTAAAGCTCTCTGAATTGTATGAAAAAAGAAGATTGTGCATGACCTTTTTACTTGAATCAGTAAGATGGTCGTAGGCGGCGCACAGTAAGAGGTGGAGGGCGGTGCGCCTATATTAAATTGCAGGAGATATAAAATGAAAGAAATTTTATTACAGACTTACACCATAGCGTTACCAATATTGCTTGGTTATATAGTTTGGCTTCTGAAGCAACAAAAAAAAGACAAAGACGCCAATAGTAAAGGTACAATGTTACTTTTGCGAGTGCAGCTTATCGAATATCACGATAAGTATATGAAACTCGGCGAAATACCATCTTATGCGTATGACAATTTTGTTGAAATGTATAACGCATATCACGCATTGGGCGGTAATGGTATGGTAACCAAAATGTATAACGAAATACAGGAAATTCACTTAAAGAATGGAGGTAAGGATTAAAATGGATATAACATCAGTATCAACAGTAGTTTCAATCGTAGTGATTACTTATTTGATCGGTATTGCGTCTAAAGCAATTCCAAGCGTAAAGGACAATTACATCCCGATTATCGTAGGTGTGGCAGGCGGCATCTTAGGCGTAGTTGGAATGTACGTAATTGCTGATTTTCCAGCAAATGACGTGCTGAATGCTATTGCAGTCGGCATTGTATCGGGATTGGCAAGCACAGGCGTAAATCAGATTTATAAACAGGTAAAAAATGCTTGATATTAATAAGCAGAAAATGAAATACGCCTTGCAGGGTCAGACCGTGACCGTTGAGGAAACTGACGAATATGGAAACCCAGTGTATGAGGGATATACGGACGCAAGTGGAAACTTCATTCCATACCTTGATTCACAGGGCAATCCGATTCCAAAGACAAAGGAAGTAAGCGGATTCTCTGAACCAGCTACGTTCTATGCAAATATCAGTAATAAGCTGTCAGAAGTATTGGTAAAGCAATTCGGCATAGACGATAGCACATCATATGTGCAGATTGTTACAGATAAAGGATATCTGCCTATCAACAATGGTGATGTCGTATGGAAGAAATCAGAAGTTATTCTGAATGATGATGGATTGCCAGACGAGAACAGCGCAGATTACATTGTAAAGGGCGTAGCTGATGAGGGACTGACAGCAGATTTATTCCTGTTACAGAAAGTTGTTAAGTAGGTGGACGTATGGCAAAGAAAGTTATCCCAATGACATTATCACAGAAATCCGTACAGAACGTCATAAAAGAGCTTAGAAGCTACCAAAATTCACTGGAAAGAAAATGCGAAGAATATGTAATTAGACTGGCTAAAGAAGGAGAAAATGTTGCAATAGAAGCGATCAACGAAAGCCCGATAGGGAAAACAGTTATATTGCAAGCAAAAAAAGAACCTTCAAAAATGGGATGCAAAGCTATTTTAGTAGCAACTGGGAAAACATATCAAGCAGAAGGAAGAGAGCCTTTCTATACGATATTGGCAATCGAATTTGGTTCAGGTATTTATTACAACCCAGAACCAAATCCAAAAGAAAACGACTTAGGATTTGGAGTAGGAACATTCCCAGGTCAAATACATGCTTTTGAAGATGGATGGTATTACTTGGGAAAAGATGATAAATGGCATTATACGCATGGAATTAGAGCGACAATGCCAATGTTTAAAGCAAGTGAAGAAATTATTCAGAAATATATTGAGATTGCAAAAGAAGTTTTCGGAAATGATTAATATTTCCATTCTATTTGTACGCCAATTATTTCCAAAATTTCCAAAACTTCATTGTATGAAAAAGATTCTTTTCTTAGCCTATTGCTGAAATTTTGAAAAGAATGATTAGTACCATGCTTCGCATTTAATTCATCATTAACTTGTGACATTGTAAATCCTTGCTTTGCTATTGCAGACTTTAAATCATTTTTTAATGACATATTATTCAACTCCTTAATTATAATAAAAAATTATATCATAATAAAAATAAACTGTAAAGTTTAAAATATGACTTGAAAATTATAATTAAATGGTTTATGATTAAATTATAAAATTTAATTTGAGGTGATGATATGGAAAGAAATGAAAAAGGGCAATTTGTAAAATATAGTGGAGTAGTTGATTTAACTGGTCATAGGTTTGGAAAACTTACTGTAATAAAATTAGACAAGGAAAGAACAAAAAGGAAAAGTTACTGGATTTGTCGTTGCGATTGCGGAAATGTAAAGTCTATCAGGGGAGACACACTTAAAGTTATTAATTCTTGCGGATGCATAAAGAAAGAGCAGGATATTAAAAACTTAGGAATAAAAAGAAACCACAATATGACTCACCATAGATTATTTCCTGTTTGGAATTCAATGATGAATAGATGTAACAATCCGAAATCAAGAGCATACAAAGACTATGGTGGAAGAGGAATACAGGTATGTGATGAATGGAAATATGTTGAAAATTTTATTAAATGGGCTGAAAACAACGGATATATAGAAGGATATACAATCGAAAGAATAGACGTAAACGGAAACTATTGCCCGGATAATTGTTGCTGGATTCCAGCTAATCAACAAACATGGAATACAAGAAAAACAGTATATATTCAAATCGAAAACGAAAAAATTCCCATAGCAAAAAGAGCAAGAGAACTTGGATTAAGCCCATGCCTTGTTTGGCATAGATGGAATAGCGGTATTAGAGATTATGAAAAATTGTTTTATAAAGGAAATTTATGCAAGAAGAGCAAGGGATGAAACTTGCTCTTTATTTATTGCAAAGGAGGTGTTCACCGTTGATTGATAATTCATGGGCTTTACGATTGCAAGACCAGTTATTCAACATGTTTTCACATGAAATGAAGCTGGCATATGGGAACAAGTACAAGAACCTTTACTTGACACAGGATGAAGCAGTCACAGGAACACCAAAGTTTCCGACAGTGCTAATGAGACAGATTGGTGCTACAGAAGCAGGACAGGATTTAACAGGCGAGCGAATAAACGCTGTAAGACCAACATTTCAGATTACAATTAACTATCAAGGCGAAAAAGCAGAAGACAGGGCAGAATTAGTTGATATGACCGCAACGGCTATCAACTTTTTTAAATGGAAAAGGTTTGAGATAAGCAATCCTGTTTATACGATAACCAATAAAATCAGGACGGCAACATTTAGGGCAAGCCGATTATTCGGCTCTATGGATCCACTACAATAACTATTAACTGGCACACAACAGGGTGTGTCACTGACCGCATTAATTAGCGGTAGAAAGGACGGTATATATGGCGGCAACTATAGCTGGCTTATCCAGTCTAGGTATTACGTTTGGTTATGGCGTAGAAGATACAGCAGGAACAAAACCAGATACATTTACCCAGTTGGACAGAATTAATGCTATCGGCGGTATCACAATTGAGAATGAACAAATTGATGCATCTGCACTGGAAGATTTGGTTTCCAGATACATTCAGGGGCGTGGTGATACAGGCGGTTCATTTGCAGTTACTATTAACTTTACAACAGAAACTCTCACACAGTGGGAAACGGTAATTTCTACTTACACAGCACTAACAGGTGGTAAGAGAATGTGGTTTGAGACCATTATTCCTAAGTTTGAAAAGGCTTTCTTTGTTGTGGCACAGCCACCTACAGCCATTCCTGCGCCAGAGTTTGCACAGAATGAGCTGCTTACCCTTGAAATGAACCTTACAATCGAGGAATACAAGGGCATGGAAACAAAGGTAGCATTTACCTAAGCAACAGTTAGACAGATTTTAGGGGCGGTCTTAGGACTGCCCCCTTTCTTACTAATAGTAAGGGAAAGGGAAATAATATGATGAAAATTAAAGTAAATGAAAAAGAATACACAATCAAATTCGGTTATGAACCGACACTGAAATCAAGATTGCTTTCAAGAGTAGCAAAAATGTCCGTATCTATGAAAGAGAACGCACAGGATAATATGGAGCAGATTGAAAATATGCTTTTATTTATCCCAGAAATGGTACTGGTCGGATTGCAGAAGTTTCACGCTGATGAGTTCGGCTATAACCTTGATACCAAAGAGGGTTACGAGGAGGCAAAAAATAAGGCTTTTGAGCTTGTCGGAAATTATGTAGATAATGGTGAAGTAGACGTAACAGACTTCTTTACAGATTTACAGGAGGAAATGACTTCTAACGGTTTTTTAAAGAAGATGTTCGAGAGGGAGGTTCAGAAAGAACAGGCGGCAACTCCGAACAGCAAGGAGAAAGCCGAGAATTAACATGGGAAATATACTGTAACGAAGTACGCCCTTATTGGCTTACTGTCACTAAGGGGTACGGACTTACAGTGCATGATATAGACTGGTCTTGTCCTGCTGATTTAAGACCATACGAACAGGCATACAGACTGGAAAAACAGAAAAATGACAATGACGCATGGCTTACGTTTGGCACATATGGCATATCTGCTCTTACGGTTGCTATTGATCGTTGCTTAAATGGACGTAAAGCACGTAGCAAGTACATTGAGAAGCCTATCATGCAGGAACTTGAAGAGAAGAACAAGCCATTATCGGAAGAAGAAATGGACAGACAGAGAGAACTGTTTGTAGCAAAATTGGAAGCCATGAGAGTTAATTTTGAATTGAATCATCCAAAGGGAGTTGAAAAGAAATGAGCTATATCGGTATAGATGTATCGTCATATCAGGGAAATATTGATTGGACGAAAGTCAAGGCAGTCGGCATCCAGTTTGCCATCCTTAAAATCATCCGTAAGGACTTGAACCGTGATAAGCAGTTTGAAGCTAACTGGTCAGGCTGTAAAGCAAACGGATTGACGATACAGGGCGTTTACAACTACAGCTATGCGACCACAGTTACAAAGGCTAGAAATGATGCAAGGAAAGTAGCAGAAGTGCTTAATGGTCGTGAGACAATGGTATGGCTGGACGTGGAAGATAACTGTCAGAAAAGACTGGGAAGCAAGCTGATTGATATTATCAACGCTTACGGTGATGTTATCAGAAGTTATGGGCTTACATTCGGTGTGTATACTGGAAAGTCTTTTTACAATTCCTACATCAAGCCGTATGGCGGCGTGAAATATCCTATGTGGATTGCGGCATATGGAAAGAATAAGGGAAACATGGACTTGAAGTACCAGCCGCAGATTGAAAACATGGTAGGCTGGCAGTACACATCAAAAGGTACTGTAAGCGGCGTTAATGGCAACGTTGATATGAATATATGGTATCGTGAATTAAACGAATTACAGACCGTCTACGACACGCACAATAACCCATATACAGAGCCTGCACGTATATTATACAAGACATTCCCGTGTATGCGTGGTGATGATGTGAAATGGCTACAGACGGAACTTATCTATCATAAGTGCCTGCCTGCCAAAAATGCAAAAGGCAAGAGCAATATTGATGGCATCTTAGGAAATGATACAGCCAGTGCAATCGGAGTTTTCCAAAAACGTGTAGGAATCACGGTAGATTGCAAGGCAGGAAAAGTAACAAGAGAATATCTGAAAAGATAACACAGGGGCGGTAGAGGTCATAGTCTACTGCCCTTTTTACTGGCTATCGGTTGGAGATAGTCACTCACTTTAATAGTTGAAAGCAGGTGCAGTATGGCAGAAATAGATTCACTGGAAATTCAAATTAAAGCGCAGGCAACAAAGGCGAATAATGCGATTGACAAGCTGATTACAAAACTTGATAAACTGTCTACTTCATTGAACAGCATTAATACCAGTAATTTGAATGGTCTTGCTAATAGCGTGAACAGGCTTTCAAGTGCCATGCAGAGCATGAATAATGTTAAGACTGCTGACTTTACACGACTTGCAAAGGGCATAGAGAAGATATCCACAGTAGACACAACTAAAATAAACCGTGCGGCATCCTCTATGAACCAGCTTAGTAAAGCATTTGGAAATATTCAGGCTAGTAGTTCTGCTACTGCACAGATATCAGAACTGGCAAAAGGAATTTCACAGTTAGGTTATAAATCGTCAACTAAGGCTATAGAGAATATCCCTAAACTTGCTACAGCGATGCAGGGGCTTATGACAACGCTTTCCAAAGCACCGACAGTAAACAGAAACCTTATTGACATGACTAATGCGTTGGCGAAGTTGGCAAGAACAGGTGCTTCCAGTGGTCGTGCGGCTAATTCCCTTGCAAGTAGTCTGAATGTTTTTAGCAAGTCTGCTAAAAGTGCAAAGATAAACAGCTTTTCCCTTGCTTCTGCATTTGGAAAATTATATGCATCATACTGGCTATTGTTCAGAGCGTTCCATAAGCTGGGGGAAGCAATCGACATATCGTCCTCATTGACGGAAGTAGAAAACGTTGTAAGGACTACGTTTGGCAATTATGAAAAGATGATACAGGACTTTTCCAAGACATCCATACAGGATTTTGGTATGTCAGAGCTGATGGCAAAACAGGTAGCAAGCCGATTCCAAGCTATGGGCGTTGCCATGGGATTCTCACAGAAGAACATGGCGAATATGTCTTTGGAATTAACGAAGCTGACCGCAGACATGGCATCTTTTTATGACATGTCACAGACGGATGTTGCAAGGAATTTACAGGCTATTTTCACAGGAGAGACAGAGCCTTTAAGAAAATATGGTCTTGATTTAACACAGGCAACATTAAAGGAATGGGCGTTGAAACAGGGATTAGATGCTGATATTACATCTATGACACAGGCACAAAAGGCTATGTTGCGATACCAGTATGTCATGCAGAATACAGCCGCCGCACAGGGGGATTTTGCAAGGACAGCAGACACATGGCATAACCAAATTACGGTTCTTACTCAGTCATTCCAACAGCTTGCGTCCATTATAGGCGGTGCTTTGATTAATGCATTCAAGCCATTTGTACGCACTCTGAATCAGGTTATGCAATATGTAATTGCATTTGCGGAGACTGTTACAAATGCTTTAGGTTCAATATTCGGATGGCAGTATGAGGTATCTGCTGGCGGTGTAGCCGAGGACTGGGCAGACGGCATGGAAGATTTTTCGGATGCTACTGGTGATGCGGCGAAGAACGCTAAAAAACTGAAAAATAATGTACTTGCTCTTGATGAATTAAACATTAACTCTGGAGATAATGATAAAAGTGGTAGCGGTGCAGGCGGCGGAGCAAACAAAGTTGATAAGACACAGGGCGGTCTGGTACAGGTAGATACCATTTTCAAGGGATATGAGAGCGGTATTAAGAGCTTAGAGGAATTAGGCAAGACAATTAATGCGGCTCTTAACAAGGCTATGGAAAATGTGGACTGGAATAAAATCTATGAAAAGGCTGATAATTTCGGAAAAGGTCTTGCAAATTTCCTTAATGGTCTTATATCTCCTAGATTATTTAGTAATGTAGGAAAAACAATAGCAAATTCCTTAAATACAGTATTACATTTCCTTGATTCATTTGGCACTACATTTGACTGGAAAAATTTCGGGAAGTCCTTGGCAGCAGGAATAAAAGGATTTTTTGAAAACTGGGATGCTGGTCTTACAGGCAAAACTTTGAGTACATTCGCAAAGGGTATATTGGAGGCTATGTCTGCATCTTTAAATCAATTATCCGCTGACGAAACATTTAATACCATAGGGCAAAAACTGGTTGATTTTGTATGTGGTATAGACTGGGGAGGTCTTGCATGGGATTTGGCAGGGTTCTTTATTGCTTGTGAAAATGCACTTGTAAATTTCCCTGTTGATTTTGCAGAAGGTGTCGGACAAAGAATCCTCGATAAAATATTTGGAACTGATGAAAATGGAGAAAGCAACGTAAAATTCGAGATTCCAGAAGGTGTCAAAAATAGCATTGGAACAAAATTTCTTACGCTATTTAACCCTGGTTTAGGTGTAGCAAAAGAAGCTATTGATATTATTAATACTTTGATTAAGGTAAATGACGATCTTGAATCAAATGTTTCTAAAGTAGCCGATTCAATTGAAGAAAAAATCGAATTTCTTAAATCTATGGCATTTATGAAATGGATTGAAATACAATCTTGGTTTGAAACCGACATAAAACCTTGGTTTTCTGCTGATACATGGGTTGGAATATTTGACGGAATCAAAGAAGCTGCTTCTACAAAATGGGATGAAATAAAGGAATGGTGGGCTAATTCTGCTATTGTCACATGGTGGAATGATGACGTCTTGCCATGGTTCTCATTAGATACATGGCTTACTTTACTCAACAATATAAAAGAGTCTTTTTCTACAAAATTTGGAGAAACTATCACAAAATGGAAAACGGACATAAACACATGGTGGACTGTTAATGTTGCTCCATGGTTCACTAAACAAAGATGGGACACTATGCTCACTAAAATCCCAGAAGCTTTTAAAAATGCTTTTAAATTAGCTGCTAATGGTGCTATTGAATTCCTGAACGGTGTAATCAGCGGCGTAGAAAGCCTTGTTAATCATGCTATAGACGGATTAAAAAAGTTGGCAGAAGCGGCAAGCAAAATACCGGGGATTAGCTTTAGTATTGATATACCCAATGTATCTCTTCCAAGAATCCCCAAATTTTCAACAGGTGGATTCCCAGAGGACGGACTTTTCATGGCTAATCATAACGAGCTTGTCGGACAGTTTTCTAACGGAAAGACAGCGGTAGCAAGTAATGAAATGATTGTGGCGGGAATTGAAGAAGCGGCATATAGAGGTTTCTCACGTGCGTATGAAGATAATAGCAGAGAAGCTAATTTATTGTCTGAAATATTAGATGCAGTCAGAGAGGGTAAAGAAATTTCTATTGACGGAAGAAGCCTTGTTTCCGCTGTAGAAGAAAGAAGCAATAGAAATGGATTTAGTTTTGCATAAATTATGGTAAACTTTTGTAGAAATTCCCTCTTTATTAGAGTATAATAATACCAAAATAGAGAGGGGGTTCTACAATGAACAAAGTAAAGCGAATAATTTTCATTATTACAGTTGTAACTATTATCTGGTGTACATCATGTGGAACAAAAACAGAGTATACAATTCAAGAAGAATCTTCCGAGATTGAAAGCAGTTCAGAAGAAATAGAAAGTACGCAAGATGAACCGCAAATGACTGATGAAGAAAGACTATTGGAGAATTTGACAGCAGAAATAGGAGAAGACGTTGCAAATGAAGCATTGGATATATTGAAAAATCAGATTGGTTTTTCCTGTCTGACTTTCTTACAAAAAATGGGTGATACAGATAACTACAGTATATATGCGGACGGTCAAAGCATAATTCTTACTGCAAGTGATAAGGTATACAGAGTATTTATGCCGAATAGTGATTATGTATTCTATGAGGACGATACGGTAAAAATGACTGCGAGTTCTATGCTCGATAGACAAATTGATTCGACACAGCAGTCATATTACTATATTATGGCGCAGGACATTGTTAAGAGTGCATTAAAAAATCCGAGGTCTGCTGATTTTCCGTCAATTATAACTCACGCAGGAGAAATAGCAATTCAGAGAAACGGTTCACTGGTGGCGGTTAAGAGTTATGTTGACGCAACTAATTCGTTTGGCGCAAAAGTGCGGACAAATTGGACAGTTCAATTCGTTGTATATGATATGGAAAATTTTTCGTATGAAGCCGTTTATATCAATATGGATGGTCAAAAATCGGGAGAATTTATTGATTTTGACGAGTGGACACAGTGACATAAATAATAAAATTAAGTAGGGCGGAACTTGACCGTCCTATTTTTATGCATAAAAAGTTTACAAAACATCTTGACTTTTTGTAGCTACAGTATTATATTTATTGTAGCGACAAAAAAGGAGGTGTTGATAATGTCGCCAAGAACAGGCAGACCAAAATCTGACAATAGTAAAGATACAATGATTAGAGTAAGAATTGATGATGAAACTGTAAAAAAATTACAGATTGCATCAGAAAAATTAAGCATTTCAAAATCTGAAATTGTCAGAAGAGGGATAGAAGATGAATATTTAAAAACATTCAGAAGATGAAAATAGAGCAACCGTCTCTTACGCATGGTTCGGTTGCCCTAAATTGACACAACTCCAAAGTAGAATTGATAAATATATCCTATCATTTTTACTTTGGAAAATCAATACTAAGGAATTTAAAGAAGAAAGAGGGTATATTTATGAGTAAGATTGAACCTATTAAAACTGTCATAATCCCAGAGGAAAGATACTACAAAATGGTGGAATCGTATGATGAAGCCGTGGAAGAGGTGCGCAAGCTGAAAGAAAAGGTGAAAGAGCTTTCTGCTTGCATAGAAGAGGGGAAATAGTACTCATAATCTACCAAAAAGAAACACATAAATATATATTTGAAAAGGAGTGTTTTTGATGTTGGTGGAAATTATGAAAGTAAATAAGGAAGATGTAGCGACTGTAAGCAGTTTGGATATAGCTGAGACATTTGGGAAAAGCCACAGGCATGTGTTAGAAGATATTAGAAGAATATTTAACACAATTAGTAGCGCCGAATTTTCGGCGCTATTCTATAAGAGCGATTATACTGGTGCTAACGGGAAAAAGAATCCATTATATTACATGAACCGTGATGGATTTACCCTTTTGGTAATGGGGTATAATGGCGAAAAAGCCATGAAATTTAAACTGAATTATATAAAACAGTTTAACGAAATGGAAAAAGCCTTGAAAGAAAAAATTACAGAGAGAGTAAAAGGAATAGCAGTTAGACAAGCGCTTACATTAGCTATACAGGAGTCGGGCGAAAACGATAGAATGCATGGTCATGCATACTCAACTTATACGGATTTAATCTATAAGGTAGTGTTGGGGAACAATGCAAAGCAACTAAGGGAAAAATACGGAATCGGAAAGAAAGATAATTTGAGGGATTATTTATCATCAGAAGAACTTGCAAAAGTAAAATCCGTAGAAATGGTTGTTAGCGGTCTTGTAGATTGCGGTTGGGGATATGATGAAATCAAAGCATTTATCAACAATAAGGCTATTAAGTTAATAGCTGCATAAGAAAAAAAGAAAAGCATCTACATAACGTAGGTGTTTTTCTTTTATATAAATTATTAATTATGTAAACGCAATACATTGTAAAATATACTTTGTAATGACAATGAATAGGAGGTTGACGTAATGGCAAAAGCAACACTTCCAACAAATTTTAAAGACGATATCTTAGACAAAAACATGGGTGGTCGGCGCAGATACCGAATGACTACCAATTCAGACGGAACGGTGACACTGGAAGATGTAACAACGTATACACAGGTAGGTGGAGAATTCAAAGCATCTAACATAAATGACACGAACAAAGCTATCAATGCGGCGGCTGACAAGAATAAGATTCTGACTACACTGGATGATGTAAAAGCCTGTACACAGTCTGGTTACATGGTAGATTGCCTGGTAATAAAGGCAATGCTGGAGGGATAATATATGTCAATGAGTTCATTCTTAAATGTCAATGGGTATGATTTTCCTTGCCCTGCTGTCGGATTTTCATGGACGATATCTACTACAGTAAATGCAGGAAGAAACGCAAACAATGCAGTTATCGGTCAGAGAGTCGGAAGAGATTTATACAAGTTGGATAATCTGAAATGGGTAGGACTGACGGTAGAGCAAAGACAGATGATGTTAAAAGCAATAGAACAGTTCTATGTGCCTGTTACATTTGAGGATATGAAGAATCCAGGCAATCCGATTACAATTACCATGTACCCTGGAGACAGAAAAGGCGTGCCACTATTCGTTGACCGACTTACGCATATGATAACCAAAGACGAGACTTTATCATTCAACCTTATAGATTGTGGGTGGTAGTTATGCAGAACGTATCAAAAGCCTATAAGCAGTCCATGAAAGGCATAGGTCGTAACAGGGGATATATAAAAGCGACAATCGGTGTAATAAACTCACAGGCGCAGAAAAATGTTGCTGTAGATGATCGCACGGCGGTTACTTACTTTTCGGACGTGAGAAAGCCATTTAACAATTATACAGTTGATAATGTATACGCCACAGCGGAGCAGGATTTTTCCAAGGTGGACGGCACAATGTATTTTCTTCCGCCACGGAACAACGACTATTACAATAATGGAATTGTTACAGCTAACATATTGGGCACTATCTATATATCCTTTTCTGGCGTTACAGGGCTTGATATAAAAGGCTTAACAATAGACTGGGGAGAATATTACCCAGTTGATTTTACAGTCCAAAATGACAGCGTTACACGCTCTTACAGCGGTAATGATAAAAGCTACTGGGTTACAGAAGATGTATTCAACGGCACTTCCTATCTGATTATCACGCCTACAAAAATGATAAACGGACATGGGAGACTAAGGATATATCAGTTTTACTGCGGTATCGTCAATGCATTTAGCAATAAGGAAGTAAAGAAATACAGCGGTAAACAGTATGTATCTTCCATAACCGATACGATACCGTCTAACGATATATCACTGACGATAGATAATCAGAATCAATACTATTCCCCCGACAATCCAGACAGCGCACTTGCTTACATGGAAGTCGGACAGGAAGTAAAGATTCAATTCGGATATGATGTGTTGGGAAATGGGGAAATAGAATGGCTACCAGAGGAAACAACCTACCTTCACACATGGTCGGCAACTGATACGGAAGCCAAGTTTACGGCAACAGACAGGTTCGATTACATGACAGGTAAGTACTACCGTGGACTTTACAGGGAAAACGGGATAAGCCTATATGACCTTGCTATTGATGTGTTGAATGATGCAGGAATAACGGATGAAAGAGAATACTCAATTGACCCATATTTAAAGAACATCAAGGTACAGAATCCTATGCCAGCGGTAAAGCACAGCGAAGCATTACAGATTATTGCCAATGCAGGGCGGTGCGTATTGTTCGAGGATAGAAACAGTAAAATCCATATGCAAGCTTCGTTCATACCCGACATGACAGCAGAATCCAATGGAGAAACATCATACAGCCATGTATCTGATGTACTGAACGGAGAGGACAAAGAAGCTTATGCAATATGCAGTTCTGATTTTTCCAAAGTAGACGGAACTGTATTTTTTATGCCTGCTGACAGCAATTACTTAAAGACTGGTTATATCAGTTCACAGATAGCAGATGCAAACGGAACTTTTGCAGAGAATCCAAAGATTACCATTAATCTTGAAGCGGCATTTGTAGCGTATGGATTGCAAATAGAGTTCAGAAACGTTGCGCCAGAGCAATTCAAAGTAACGACATATTACCAAGAGTTAGAAGTGGACAGCTACACGGTAGAGCAGGATGGGGAACTGGAATACACCACATTTGATCAATTCAATCTATTTGACAAAATGGTATTGGAATTTACCAAAGCAAAGCCGAACAGCAGAATCACAGTGGATAATATCACTGTTGGGGATGTCACTGACTACCATATCACAAGGAATGACATGACAGCAAGCCCTACAGCAGTAAGGCAAAATAAAATTAAGGCTATCAGTGTAATTAAGACACAATACCGTAAATCAAGCGAGAATAAGGATATTTCTACAGAAGAGATTACCATTAGTCCTGCTAACAATGTGCATACGGTATACTTTCAAAAGCCATGTTACGGACTGACTGCAGTAATTGATAACGGAACAGATGACGGTGGAAATCCGATTCCAAGCGCTATATCGGTGCAGATTACAGACAGTAGCAGTTATTATGCCACTCTACAGTTTAGCGGCATTACGGAAGAAACGATTGTTAAGTATGTAATTAAAGGATATGAGTACGTTACCGAGGAAATCGGCTACACGGTCACGCATAATGACAATGGGGATATTAAGACATGGAAAAATCCGTTAATCAGTACTACAGAATTAGCCAAAGACCTAGAGGAATGGCTTGCAAGCTATTATTTAGGGGATGTTGATTATCAGATTAAATGGCGTGGAGACCCAAGGACAGATGCTAACGACTTATATTATATGGAATTAAAAGACCGTGGAGAAACCATGATAAGGACGTACCAAAATGAGATAACATTTAATGGTGCGTGGTCTGGAACAATGAAAGCAAGAAAGGCGGTGCTGTAATTGGCAATAACTAAAGTAACAGCGGCGGTTGCTGACGATACAACCGATTTAAAACATAGCAATTCAACATATACTGGAAGCCTTACAGCACCTAAAGAATCGGGTGATTATCCTGTCACGGTATCTGCCTATGATGATGCAGGAAATGTAACCATAGATAAATCAACTGTAGCGGAAGTAAGCCTATGGCATACTCCTAAGACTAACTGGACAATAAATGACCGATTCAATTATGTGGACTATAACCGTATTAAGAACAACCTGACTTATCTGCATGAACTAGCACAGGAAGTATATAAGCAGTTTTCAATTGTGGATATGGGCGCAGATATTGAAGATTATACTGGATGGTTTACGGCGGCGGCTTTTAATGCTTTTGAAAGCAACCTTGAAACGATTAATAAGAACATATTCACACAGGACTATGGCGTATCACAAAGATTCTTTGATAACGGACAGTTTATCAAATGGGATGAATTGAACCGTATAGAGTCGGCTACGTTGCAAATGAATGACCTTTTGGAGAGACAGAAAGCCACTCTCAGGAAATTGCCATTCAGACTGGGAGCATTTAGGGAGGTAAGAATATAAATGGCTATATCAAGCGTACAAGCAACAATCAAAGGTACTACATACAATCTGACTCTGAATAGCTCTACTGGATTGTATGAAGCAAGTGTTACAGCACCAAGTACCAGCTCATACAATAATAACAGCGGTCATTACTTCCCTGTAACGATTAAGGCTACAGACAGTGCAGGAAACAGTACCACGATCAACGATACTAACGCAACACTTGGCAATAAACTGAAATTACAGGTAAAAGAAACCACTGCACCAGCCATTGTAATTAGCTCTCCGACAGAAAGCCAAGTAACTAATAACACAAAGCCTACAGTTAATTTCACGGTTACAGATGCAGATAGCGGTGTTAATCCTAACAGTATCAGCATTACAGTTGACAGTGGAAGTGCTGTGACAAGTGGAATTACTAAGACAGCAATAACAAATGGATATTCATGCTCTTATGCAATCCCTACGGCTCTTACAGACGGAAACCACACTATTAAGGTAAATGCCAAGGACAATGACGGAAATGCCGCCACACAGCGTACAGTAACGTTTAAAGTAGATGCAACGCCACCTACCTTATCTGTATCTGCACCGACTAATAATCTTGTTACCAATAACGCATCTTGTGTATTAACAGGCAAGACCAGTGATGTTACAGCAGGAGTCAAATCAGTTACAGTTAGTATAAATGGCGGTACGGCTACTGATGTCACAGTAGATTCAAGTGGTAATTTTAGCACAACAATTACTCTGGTAGAGGGAGCAAACACAATCGTTATTACTGCCACGGATAACGGCGGTCTTTCTTCCAGTGTTACAAGAATTGTGACACTAGATACAGAAGCACCTGTTATCAATTCTGTAGAAATCAGTCCGAACCCAGTAAGCACAGGAGAAGTATTTACAGTAACCGTTAAGGCTACGGATTAGGCGGTGTTTATGGGCGTAGTAATAACAAATGTTACAATTTCCAAGAATCCAGTAAATACAAAGGAAACATTTAAAATATCGGTTGCTGTCAAAGAGACAGTGACCGAACCTACAATGTATAGATTGCCTATGAGATTAGGACAAAATAAGGGAGGAATAAAGTAATGGCTAAAGCAACACTTCCAACAAATTTCAAAGATGATGTATTGGCATCTGCAATGGGTGGAAAAAGAAGATATAACATGATTCATAACAGTGATGGTACAGTCAGCTTTGAGGATGTAACTAATTATACACAGGTTGGTAGCACATTCGGGGCGGCACAGATAAATGCTACAAATGAAGCTGTGAACAATGCGGCAGACGCAAGCAAGATTATTGACAGTTTAGAAACGATAAAGGCAAATACGCAGTCTGGATACATTGCTGGGGCATTGGCAGTTAAGGCATTAAGTAGTAATTTAGGTAGTAACCGTTTACTATATGTTGCAAACTTGAATGCTAGTGGTCTTTCTACCACTGATATGTTTAGTACTATTGCAACAGATCCAAATGATATTATTACACTATCAGATAAAAATATTGTAATCAATCAAAGTGGTTCTTTAAAAATTGTAATAAGTGGCAATGGCAATGTCACAAGTGGAAATGCAGCAATAAAAATAAATGGTAGTCTTGTACTATCTGTATCAGGAACATCTGCTAATAATAGCAAAACTATTAATGTATCTAAAGGAGATATAATTACTGGTTCATGTTATGCAGGCTCTTATGGTGGATATATGAACAATAGAATAACAATGTATTATGAACCTTAAACTAATAATTTTAATGTTTGTTTTAGATATGAAATTGAATTAACCTCTTGCTACAACAAAGATACTTTTTGAAGACGAAATTCCAAACTTAAAACCGTCTTCTGTTATTTCTTCTATCAAGCCGCTTTTATTTGTACCGTAGTTAAGCTTATAACTGATAGGCTTTGGGTCGGAAGTCGTCAACGGATACAAATATTGATTATTGGAATCTTCTTCTGTATTAACATATATTACTTGTGTTTGCAAACAAACAATAATTATTTTATTAATTTTAAAACCTTGCCATATTGATTCGTAGTTGTTCTATTTATTGTTGCTGTTCCATTGTTAATCAAGCTGAATGCGATAAACATATTTTCATAATAGCCTAACATGTTTATACCTTTACGTTCAGATTCGTAATGAATAACACAACCTTGTGCATTAGTAATTGCAGTAAATCCCCTATTATCACTTAAATTGCATGAAACAAATAAATCTTTATCATTATTGCTATAAGATACAGTATCTGATACTGTTTCACAATTTGAATACTTACCATCAATTAAAAGATAAGCAAAACAAGCATTTTTAGTACTATACGAAAAATTCATTGTGATAGTTTGTCCTGTAGATTTGTATAGCCTATATTTACTGTCAAAATAAACGCCATATCTATCGCCAACAACTGTTTTTATTAAAGAAGCACCAGAAACCGATAAGCTTTCTTTACCTCTGTAATCTTCTATTGTAAAAATTAATATAGTCCATTCTGAGGATTTGAAATTAGAAGGCTTATTAACTGTAATTGTGCCACCAGTTGTATCCATAAATGTATCAGACACACAATTAATTTTGTTACTTAAATTACTATTTAATTCATGAAAGAAAGGAGGTATCGCCCATGGCATGCCTAAAATTTTTAGATTCACAAAAAATAATCCAGTGTACCGTAGTTCCAGAATCAGAACACGTAGTAACACTGAAATTCCATGATGCAGTTACCGTAGATAAAAGCGGTTTTGATTTGTTCCTTGATGAAAAAGGAGAGTTGGACATTGGCGGTGATTTTTACCACGGCTATAATACTGTATACAGGAATGACGATACAACCGCAGAGTATAACGGATATCAGCTTTCTAATGACGGTTCTGTTTATGAGTACCAGCCACAGCCAACACCTGTTGAACCGACACTTGATGAACTGAAAGAGCAGAAGATTGCAGAAATGAACACTGCACAACAGGAATCAATACAGAACGGTGTTGATGTTACCCTGTCAGACGGAACAATTGAACATTTTACGTTGACAGACCATGACCAGACAAGCCTTATGGGATTGCAAGCCAAGGTCGCACAGGGAGAAACGAAGATACCGTGGCATACTTCAGATGTGAATGAACCATGTAAGTATTATTCCAATACTGATATGGCATTGATTACGGAGACAGCTATGCAGGCTGTGACATTTGCGGTCACGTATTTCAGAGATTTGCGTATCTATATCAATTCAATGGAAGATTCTACGTCCGTCCAAAACGTAACCTATGGCATGATAATCCCTAAAGAGTATCGGTCAGAAGTGCTTGCGGATATCTACGCAAGTAAAGGTATTGCGTAAGATTATCAAGCCACTTATTCTATTTGCGATAGGTGGCTTTCTTTATGTCTGTATAGAGCTGCTATATCGTGGTCGTAGCCATTGGACGATGTTCTTGTTAGGCGGTCTATGCTTCCTGTATGCAGGATATCAGAACGAGCATACAAACTGGAATTATCCGCTTATCCTGCAATCAATAAAGGTTGCGACAGTAATCACCCTGTTAGAGTTCCTATGCGGTCTTATCGTTAATATATGGTTAGGGTGGAATGTATGGGATTACAGCAATATGCCATTTAACCTGTTAGGGCAGATATGCCTACCATTCAGCCTGTTATGGATAGCCGTAGGAACGCTTGCGATTATCCTGGACGATTATTTGAGGTACTGGATATTCAGAGAAGAAAAGCCACGATATCGACTTTTTTAGAGCGTTTTGTCGAAATTTGGCGAACGTATTTTCTTGAATCCTTGCATTTATAGACGTACAATAAACTTGTCCACAATAATGTGGTTCTTCAAGTTCTGGTCTGGGCGGTATGTTAGTGGCATTTCATGCCGCCCGAATTACCAAACATTGCAAACAGACGTTTGATTTATTTGTTGACATATGCAAACATACATTCTATAATTAGTACAAACATTATAGAGAGGATGGTTGCATGAGTGGGTTACATAGTTGCAGAGAGGGCAAGGATATGACAGGGGATAATGGCAATGATGCAGAATTTTACAAGAGAGAAATAATAGAAAAAATACAAAAATGCGACAACAATTATCAATTAAAATTAATTTTTCTTTACATATTGGGATTGTTAAAGTAAAAAATAGCCAAGGGTTTGCGCATTGCCCTTGGCTATTTTTTTATTTTCCTTTTTCTGAAATCATATCAATAAGAATTTCTAATTTTTTCCACCCATCATCATCTAATTTTAATAATGCTGTGATAAGCCTTTTCTTAAAGTTATCATCACTTTCATTTTGAATAGAACCTATCATTGCGGAAATTTCTTCGCCTTTGGTTAAAAACATTTCTCCTTTTCCATTCTCCAGCCATTCTCTGTTTACACCATATCTTGTACAAAGAAGTTCGACTGATTGCGGAGATAATTTTCTTTTTCCTGTTTCAACTAAAGAAATATAATTTTTAGTCAATTCCAAAGAAACAGCAAGATCTTCTTGCTTTAATCCCAATTTATTGCGCAATTCTTTTATTCTTTCTGACGTATCAATCACCTCCTTTACTGTAATTGAATAATATCATAAAAATCACACAAAGTCAAACTATTTATAGTTGACAAAACATACAAAGTATGATAGTATAATCACACAAAGTCAAACTAAAATAAAAAGGAGGTGAAAACATGGAAAAACAGAGGTATGTAGTCTTAGACAAAAATGGAAGTGCATCCATAGTACAAAAAGCTGATTCACGCTTTTTAGGAATTGACGAGCTGGCGCAGCACATTGCCATGGATGTTATTGAGGACTACCAAAGCATTATAGATGGCGATAAGAAAATCGAGGAAACAAATATTGATTTGTCTATCAAAGTCCTTACCGCCATTTCCCCTTTTAGAAGCAATTCTTACTATGGAAAGGATTGCTAACTGCTTCGGCTTTTGCTAATTGCGGTTTTTCTTCTGGAAGAGAATTGATGATTTCAGAGTAGTATTGGTCGTACAGATTCTTAAAATCGTCAAACGTTCCATTGTAACCGCAAATTTTAGAAATAGCATAAGCAGATGCGTAGTCATTACAATGCAAATTATTTCACCTCCTTATAAAAATATAAGGAGAGTATACCACAGAAAGGAAGTGAATTGAATGAGTGAAAAGGAAAAGCAGATTGTTGAGAAGTTAAAAGATGCTATTCCTAAAATGTCGGACTTCGACAAGGGATATATCTTAGGAAAAGTAGAGAACATGGCAGAAAATTCTGCGAAAAAAGAGGTTTCCGAAAGCAAAGAATAGTAGGTTTACAATTTGTTAAAATTGTTCCTGCATTTTACAAAATTTTATTTTTAGGAAAGGAGAAGAATTGAACGAATTAATTCACATCGGAAATGCTGATATTTCCATAAAAGAGTACAAAGGAAAAAGAGTGGTCACGTTTAAGGACATTGACATGGTTCACGAAAGACCGGACGGAACAGCGAAAAGAAATTTTAATACGAACAAAGCACGCTTTGTTGAGGGAGAAGATTACTTCATTGTAAGCGCAGACGAAATTCGTACAAGCCGCATGTTTCCTATATCTGACAAGGATTTTATGAGCAAAGCACTAATTACCGAACAGGGCTATCTGATGTTGGTCAAGTCATTCACGGATGATTTGGCATGGGAAGTGCAAAGAAAATTAGTTTCTTCTTATTTTAATGTACATCAAAGTGTCAACAATCAGTTATCTCCAGAATTGCAAGCATTGCAAGGACTTCTTAATCAAATGGTTCAGAAAGAACTTGCTGACAAGGAACGTGATAAACAAATTGCTATCGCACAGGAAACAGCACAGAAAGCCATTGAGACAACTGAACATATCAAAGAAGCTGTAAAACCTGTTCTCGATAATTGGCGTGATGAAATCAATGTTAAATTTAATCGTATTCAGAAAAGTGCATCTACACCATTTAATCTTTTACGTACAGAAATGTATTGTGAATTGGAACGTAGAGCAGGATGCGATTTGTCTACCAGATTAAGAAACCGTAAACAGCGCATGACCGATAATGGATGCACGAAAACGGAAATTAATAAGTTGAATCGCATGGATGTAATTGAGGAAGATAAGAAATTACGTGAGATATTTACAAAAATAGTTTCAGAGTATGAAATTGAGTACTGCGCTTTCAAATAAGAAAAAGGAGGGATATTAATGAAGAATATAAGCACTAAAACATTATGCAGAATATCTATAGGTTTATCAATATACTCTATTATCATCAACGTATTAGCACATTGGGGATGAATCATGAAAGTTTACGATTTAATCAAACAGCTTACTCGATTCCCTGCTGATGCGGAAGTGATATTTGATGCAAGGATTGAGACAGACGTAAAAGTAAAGGAACTAATTGAAGCGATAGATACAGAATCTATTTATGCAGATGTTGAAGTCGAAGAAGAAGTTTCTATTACCGACATTGACTGGCTGAATAAAGATGTTTTGATAAAACTGGAAAAGTGAGGTGTGAGAAATGAAGAATAGAGAGAAGTTTGCAGAACAGATTATTGATATTGCGTTGCAAAGAAATGAAATCGCTGTAAATTTAACGTCAGGAGAGCCGTGCGCTTGTGGGAAAACAAGATGTTCCGAGTGCCTTTTCAATGGAAGAAAGCATTACGAAGGTATGTTAACAGAATGGGCAGAAAAGGAATATGAAGAACCGCCTGTTGATTGGAGCAAGGTTGCAGTCGATACGCCGATTTTAGTAAGAGATTACGAAGAGGATGTGTGGGGAAAAAGACATTTTGCAAAATACGAGAACGGAATGGTGTACGCATGGGATGAAGGGACAACATCTTGGAGCGCATGTGAGAGTAACGATATAACCAGTTGGAAAATGGCTAAGTTAGCAGAATAGAAGAGGTGGAATCATGATTATAGCAAATGATTCAAAAGTGGATTTTATCGGTAAAGATACAGAAATGTGTCTTGACCTTGCAAATATCATCAGAGCACTGCGGTTCAGATTTGAACAGCACTTTGACGAGGAGACAGCAGAAATGCTGATTGCACAGGCTGTGGATGATTCAAAAAGAACAGAATCAGATGTAATAGAGGATATGAAGCAGTTTCAGAAATCAGCTTCAAGAGGACTGACAAAAGCGATGCTATTTTAAGAAGAAAGGGAAACAGATATGGGAGATTTTACAATTGCAGAAGTAGAAAAAATGTGTGAGGACTTAGGTGTTGGCGTTCTTATCAATGACGGTCATGTAGTCGGATTTGAAGTAGAAGAGGAATAGCTATGGACAACAGGCTAAGAAAAATTGAGAATGCCTTGATTGAAATGGGAATCGAGCCTAGTATGCGTGGATTCTACTATATCGTTGAGCTGACTGTAGGAAAGATAATAAATCCGACAAAGAAACTACAGGATATGTATGACGAAATTGCATCTGAACATGGAATTACAGGCGGTTCAGTTCATAAAGTTGTAACACGCACAGTAGAACTTGCGGACTCAAGAACTCCTACCTACAAAAAGTATATCGGGAGTGAGTTCAAAACGAACAGCGGTTTTGTTTCCCTACTGGCATTCAACATCAGAAGGGAGCTGAAAGATGAACAGGATAACGCTATGCGGCAGGATGAATGAAAAACCTAAATACAGACACACGGTAGGTAAAATCCGATTCTACAGCTTTCAAATGATTGTTAGACGGCTAAGTGGATATGAGGACATAATACCATGTATCGCAGAACAAGGGATTGCAAATCAGATTCAAAACGGAACTGTTCATAAAATAACAGGTGCTATCCATAGTAGACAGGTGTTTGACGGAAAACGGACGCACTTAGAGTTATTTGTCCATGTAGAATCTATATCAATGGTATTTGAAGCAGATGGAAACCACACAGAAATAACAGGTGTTATCGTCAAAAAACCAGTGTTCAGGCAGACCCAAAGTGGAAGATACATAGCAGAGTTGCTAGTGGTATCTTCTAGGAAGAATGGAAAAACGGATTGCATACCGTGTATTGTGTGGTCAGTAAATGCTTTATTTGCAAAGAATTTAGCAACAGGGAAGACAGTTACTATAAAAGGAAGATTCCAGTCAAGGCAGTATGAGAAAGACGGACGGACTAAGACAGTTTACGAATTGTCCGGGAACGAATTGAAGTTAGGAGTGAGAACGTGGAAGATTTGATTAAAAGTAAATCCTGCGATACGGTCACTATTTCGCAGGAACGGTATGAGCAGTTAGTTGCTTTAGAAAGTAGAGTTGATGCGGCAGTTGACTATATCGTTAATACGGACTTTTGCAACGTAAAGACCGCATTAAGAATCATGGGATTTTATAAAGAAGCAAACAAGCAGGAAGAGAAAGAAAAGAAACTGTTTGATTCATCAGAAGGAAAGGAGTTTGACGATGTGTAAGGTAATTAGATTAAAGAAGCTGATTTTGGAAAATTTCATGATGTATGCACAGGCAGAATTTAATTTCTCAGAACTGACAAGAATTATGGGGAAGAATGGCAAGGGCAAGTCCAGTATCGTGAATGCCTACACATGGCTGCTTTTCAACTGTGACTATGAATTAAATGACAATCCAGCGGTTAGAAGAACAGTTGACGGCAAGAGCGTAGACGATATGGACACAGCAGTCACAGCAGTGCTGGATATTGACGGTAAGGAAGTTACGGCTAAGAAAGTGCAGAAGCGCACATGCAGTAAAGACGGCAGCAGTTACAAGGACGATAACAAATATTTTATCAATGATGTTCCAAAGACTCTTAGAGACTTCAATGATTACTTTGAAATCGACATTGCTACATGGAAAATGTGCAGTAATATAAATGCATTTCTTGATAAGAAACCGTCTGAAATGAGAGAATTTTTGTTCGCACAGGTTGGAACTATCACAGATTTGGATATTGCACAGGGGAATGAGGATTTATCCGAATTGGCTAGTTTACTGGAAAAGTACACAGCAGAGGAATTATCTGCCATGAATAAGGCTACAAAAGCAAAGGTTGCTAAGGAGATACCTGTTATGGACGGTCAGATCAAGGAAAAAGTGCGTGATATTCAGATTAAATCCGACATTGACACAGCAGAACTTGTCTTACAGAAAAATGCATTACAGGAACAGCTTGAACAGAACCTTTACAAGCAGACAGGGAATGAAAACTTATTGGCAGAGTACGATAAGGCTACACAGGATATCATGCAGTTGCAAATGAAGCTTTCTGAAATGCAGAATACGGCTAATAGTGAGTTAGAATCTCAAAGGGCAGAACTTAGGGCAACCATGATGAATAAGAGCGTTGAAATCAACAGCCTGAAATCCAGTATCAGGCTTGCAGAGAATGAAATTTCCAATAGCAATAAGAAGATTACAGAATTGACAGAGGAAAAGACAAGACTGCGGAATGCATGGAAAACGGTCAATGCAGAGAAATTTGACTCCAATACAGCTATCTGCCCTACCTGTCACAGAGAGTTGCCGGAAGAAGATGTTAAGAATCTCATGGAAACCTTTGAAAAGTCAAAAACTGATAGAATCGGTAAAATTGAGACAGACGGATTCAAGGTTAAAGGAGAAATCGAAAAAGAACAGCAGTTATTAAAAGATAAAGAACAGTTGTTATCTGATTTGAATGAAAATTTTAACACTGTAAATAAAGAGTACGCAGAAATTACCACAAAGTTAGAATCTATCCCACAGTATGTTGATATCCACGACAGGGAAGATTATAAGTCTGTACAGGCTGAAATCGTCCGTAAGGAAGAATTATTGAAGCAGTCAACGTCACTTTCAGATATCAAGAAATCTTTGAAACTGGAAGAATCTGAAATCAGAGCGCAGTTAGCAGAGGTTGAAAAGAAAATAGCTTCTACAAATACGGAATCTGATGAAACAAGACTGGAAGAACTTAGAAATCAGAAAACAGACTTGGAACAGGCGAAAACGGATGCAGAGAAAATACTTGCCCTGTTAGATCAGTTAGACAGAGCAAAGAATGAAGCCTTGACAGATGCGGTCAATAGACACTTCTCATTAGTTAAATGGCAATTATTTGACACAGCAAAGAACGGTAATTATAAATCCGTTTGCATACCTACTGTAGAGGGTAAATCAATTCTTACGACCATGAGCAACAAGGGCAACAGGATTTTAGGAAGAGTGGATATCTGCAATTCAATTCAGAAAATGTGTGGAATCAGCACGCCAGTATTTCTTGATGATTCGGAGTCACTTGACGATAATAACCAGGCAAAGGTTGCTGAAATGGTTGATTCACAGTTGATTATGCTGATTGTAAATGAAAATGAGAGGTTAGAGGTGGGTTAAATGGAAAGACTTACAGACAGCAAAAGAAATTCTGACGGTACAGCATCTTCTAAAGAATCGCTTATAGACATAGAGCATGACAGACCTAGTGCGTATTGTGGTGAGATTCTTACCAAACTGGCAGATTATGAGGACTTAGAGGAACAGGGCAGACTGTTAGCTCTTCCATGCAAAATTGGAGACAGGATGTATTGGATTGATGATGAGGACGATGACGGAAACAAAGGACTTTGCATTAAACAGTACAATGAGGACGAAAAAGTACAAGCTATTGGAATTGACAAAGACGGTGACATTTTTGTAATGCTTGGAATTGATGAATTTTTTACAGCTCCAGATACAATCGGTTCTCAATATGCACTTCTCACACTGGAAGATGCAAATAAGATGTTAGCAGAAATGAAGAAGAATGAAAGTGAGGAATAATTATGGCAGATACAAAGCAGGCATTAGCAGAGAAAAAAGAATTTACAACATCATTAAGCCAGTGGTCGAATGAAATCACAGGACTTATTGCAAGAGATTATGAATCATGTGGGGTAAAATTTGATGATTATGCAAAAAAATGCGCAATGGAAGCTATGACAAGCATTTATACACTTGTTAAGAATGATGATAAGGCAGACATGAGGAGCATTGATACAAGCAACCTTAGACAGATTGTAGAGCAGTGTGCAAGCCTTAAACTGAATGCGAGCGCATATCCGAGAGAGTGTTACTTCCAGTTACGAAGCGTTAAGCAGGGAAATGAGTGGGTAAAGGTTGTTGAAATGGGTATCGAGGGAACAGGCTATGACTCATTACTTTCCAACTACGGAAAAGACATTGACAAGGTTTATCCGTTCTGGGTCATAAAAGAAGGAGACGAATATATACCGCCCAAGCATAAAGGTCTGGAAGTTACGCCCCCGGAATGGGAAGAAAAAGGATTGTCAAGTAAGGCTGTAAGAGTTGTATATCCTGTAAAACTTACAGACGGAACAGTAACATACCTTATGGCAGACAGAGACAGTGTTAAGGTCAACCTTTTAGCCCACGTCAAGCAAAACATGATGAATGCCACGTTTGGTATCTGTGAGGATAGATACAAGGCAACTCCGAAGCAGAAAGAGGAAATCAAGGCTAAGAAAAATGAAATCTTGGATGCTTTAAGAGCGTGTGCGACAGTGGATGATATGTTGCAGTGTGAAGTAGCCAGACCGTATATCAGCGGTGCATGGCTTGATACGCCAGAAAGCATGATTCAGAGGAAGATGTGTAACAATGCGACACGTAAATATCCTAAGAATTATGACCCTATGGCAAGACAGGCGCAGATTGAAATGGACAAAGTTTATCAGTTGGCACAGGAAGATATCGCAGAGAACGCCAACACAGTAGACTTCCCTGAAGAAACAGAAGCAATTGACACAGATGCAACAGAGGTGGAAGAAACACCTAGTTTTATGGAGGAATAGGGTATGAGATTAATTTCACAGGACGGAACATTGGATGTTCCTTATGAAATGGTAGTTATTCAGAGGTTTGAAGAGAAAATTTATTTTCTGAACCAAAATCTTGCAGGCGTTGAAGGAGTGACGAGCGATTGGGAGATTGCTGGATATTCTACGGAAGAAAAGGCAATTAGGGCTATGCAAATGCTTAGAGAGACATATATCGGTATGCCTATCGTAATGCAGAATGTTGATGTTTCAGAAAATGTGGCAAAGACATTTGAAACATTAAAGAAATGCGGTATTGTGGTGCGAGCAGAAGATCAACCGTCAAAAGTAGAATACATTAACAATGCTGTTTTTCAGTTCCCACAGGATGATGAAATCGAGGTGTAGTTAAAACGAAACTTAAATGTATTTCCAGTGGTTCACAAGGCAACTGCTACATACTAGCAGATTCCAACGGTAAATCCCTTATTCTTGATTGTGGTGTGCCGATTATGGATATCAAGAGAGGACTGGACTGGAATATCAGAAATGTGGTCGGGTGTGCGGTTTCACACACCCATAAAGACCACAGCAAAAGCGCAGACGCAATAGAGAAAATGGGAATCCCAGTATGGAAACCATATGAAGAAGAAAATCCGAAGATGCAGAAATACGGTAGTTTCACAATCCAGTGTTTCCAGTTGCCACATAACGGAACTACCAATTACGGATTTTACATCAAGGCAGACGGACAGAAGCTATTATACATGACAGACATGGAGTATTGCCATTACAGTTTTAGGAAACAGGCGGTAGATCACATGCTGATTGAGTGCAACTACATAGCGGATATGGTGGACATGGATATCCCAAATTACGAACATAAGATTCTGGGGCATTGCGAACTGGAAACTTGCAAGGGGATTGTAGAAACAAATAAGTCAGATGCATTGCAGAACGTCATATTATGCCACACAGCGAAAGAAACTTGCGATAAGGATAGAATTATTGCAGAGATTAAGAAAATCGTTCCTAGCGCAAATGTGAGCGTTGCACAGGACGGTATGGAATGGGAACTTAGAAATGCGGATGAATGTCCGTTTTAGAAGAAAGTGAGGGATTAAATCAATGAAATTGTATTTTTATACACTGAAAGAACCATATAATGGTAAACTATTTATTCAGTTTGAAGAGTGTGAAGCTGACGAGAAGCCCAAGACTTATTTGCTGCATGTACGCCCTAGAGATTTTTATTACAGACAAATAAGTAAAGAATATATTGGTAAACGAATGGGGAGCACTGTTATATTGCTTGAAAAAGATGATTTTCTTGCTAGAAGTATTTTCACTGAAACAATTAATAAAAAAATATCTGATGTAGAAAAACAGGTGAAATGGTTAAGAGAACAGTTAGAAGCAGTAGAGAAAGGAGACATACAATGAACAGTGTAGATATATCAGGAAGAATGACAAGAGAGCCAGAAGTAAGGTATGCGGCAGATAAGCCATTTGCAAAATTCTGCCTTGCAGTAAATCGCAGATTCAAACAGGACGGACAGGCAAATGCAGATTTTATCAACTGTACAGCATTTGGAAAAATGGCTGAATTTGTGGAAAAGTACGGAAGAAAAGGCGTAAAGTTTGAAGTTCATGGCAGATGGCAGACTGGAAGCTATAAGAACAAAGACGGTAACACTGTTTATACAAACGACTGTATGGTTGAATCAATCGAGTTTGCAGAAAGTAAGAGCAGCAGCATTGAACAGGAAAACGGAAGTGCAGTTCCAAGTGGGGATGGGTTTATGAATATACCAGACGGAATAGATGAAGAATTACCATTTAACTAAAAGGGAGCGTGATTTATCTTGCAGAATCCAAGACAGAGATATGCAATAGAATCAAAGAACCGTAAACGGTTACTGGAAGTAAACCCTGGCCTTACGGATGAAAGCGGTATCTATTTTCTGACAAGAACTGATGAAAACGGCTTTCGATATGCTTATATCGGGCAGGCAGTACATATTTTGCAGAGATTAGCAGGACACCTTGTAGGGTATCAGCATATAGATTTATCACTCAAAAAACATGGACTATATTCGATTGAAAATCCTTACGGTTGGAAGATAGGATTTATGCATTTTCCAGTTAACCAGTTGGACGAGAAAGAGCAGTATTACATCAAAATGTACGCTGACAATGGTTATCAGCTTAGAAACAAAACTTCTGGTAGCCAGGGAGAGGGAAAAGCGCAGATTGATGAGTACCGACCGCAAAAAGGCTATCGTGACGGAATCAAGCAGGGCAGAAAGAACCTTGCAAGGGAATTATCCAGTATTGCAGATAAGCACCTTACGATATCTGTCAGAGCTGATAAGCAGGGTAATAAGGTATCGGAAAAGCAGTTTGAGAAATTTAAGGAATTGTTGAAAGAGGGTGAAAGCGATGGAGATTGAAACTATTGATATTGAAGTTCAGGATTATGTCAAGAAGCTCGTGAACGTAGTTGCTAAGACAATGGTTGATTCATTTGAAAATCTGACTATTGAAGATGTAAATATGTTTAAGTTGGGCTATAACAAGGCTGTTGATGACACTATAAAAGCTATCAAGGAAGAATATGCTTTCACAATCTTAGAAGAAGAAAAGATTGACGAGATAGCAAAACGGTTAAAGGAGTGTTGACAAAAATGGACATTCTTAACGAAATTATTTCTCTTTTGAAGAGAAATTTTCCAGAACGTATACAGATGTTTAGCAATAGAGGCATTTCTCATGATGAAAAACTCACGATCTATCAAAAAGATGGAGTTATTGTAGATTGGTGTCCTTATTATGAATACGTAGAAATTTTAGGATTACCAAAAAAGAGATTTTGAAATAATAGAAAGAGAATGTGGAGACAACGAATAGGAAAAGGAGCGTTGAAAATGTACAATAAATTTCAACAGGTTTACGACTACTACGGTAGAGTATTCAGAAAAATTCAATTAGACACAGGAACACCACCAAAAAAATACGGTCAGATGCTTTCTTACAAGAAAGGAAAAGGTAAAAAGCATGGAAGATAGATATCTGCATAAGGGGAAAAAATCCGAAGCGAGGTTAAGAGAATTGAGAGGTGGAGAAAATGGATAAATTTCTTAAAAGCGTAAGCGAACGTGACTTTGATAGAAGAATATCGGAAGTTGTTGAAATGCTTGAGGAAAAACAGCTCTACGGAACTATCAGTTTGATAAAAGATTTGAAATATTACCTTGACTTAGCCACAAAGGAAAAGGCACACGACTGTAACTGCCAGCGCAACAGCAATTCAAGAGATAATGAGCCTTGTTGCGAATGTGATAGCAAACAAACCAATGCCGACAGGATAAGGAACATGTCAAATGAAGAGTTGGCAGAGTTTCTTTGCAAAGTAAAATCAGATTATCAGTGGATGGAACATGAATTTCCGAGTGAAGAAGAACACGGCGAGTGGGAAGATTGGCTTCAATCAGAAGCGGAATAGGAGAGAATGTGGACGGACTAATTATCAAAAAGAAATGGTTAGACCTTATTGTTAGCGGTAAAAAGACCCTTGAAATAAGGGGTAGCAATACCAAAAACCAAAACGAAACAATCTATTTACTTGAAAGTGGAACACATAGAGTGGTTGCAACAGCTGTCATTAGTTCCACATATCCTGTTTCGTGCTCTGATTGGTCAGAAGAAAGAGAGAATCATTGTGTTGATATTTCTTATGCTGATTTGAAGAAAAGATATAAAACCCCTTATGCATGGGTATTATCCAAAATCAAACCTATTGAGGATATATGGTATTACGAACACCCACAAGGGGCGGTAATATGGGTTAAGGACGTGCAACCGATTGATGAAATGTGTGACGAAAGAATCAGATATGGTTATTAGCGGAATAGGAGAGAATATGGAAGATAGATATCTGTATAAAGCTAAGACAACTCCAAAAGAAAAAGGAGAATTTAACAATGTTTGGGTTACTGGAAATCTTATTGTTTCCAATGGAAAGTATTACATACATCCTGTGGGCAATGTTGTAAATGTTAAGAATGAGATCGGAAGAATAATTGTGATGCACGAAGTAATTCCAGATACAATCTGCCAATGCACAGGATTAAAGGACAAGAACGGCAATCTGATTTGGGAGAATGATATTGTCAATACTCAATGCGGAAAAGCTATTGTTGTTTGGGATAAGGCAGAATGGAGAATTAAGTGGATTAAAGATGCTATATGGCGAAAGGATTTACATTTTTGGACTAATGAAGATGATTGGAAATGTGAGGTTATCGGCAACATATTTGATTCCGAACTTTTGCAATAATTAAGACAAAGAACTTGAAGTAAGGAAGTGATTAGTACGGCAGAACGAAGAATGTTCACGAAGAAGATAACAGAAAGTGATGCGTTCCTGGAAATGCCAAGTAGTACGCAGATGTTATACTTTCACTTTTGCATGAATGCGGATGATGACGGATTTGTGAACAACCCGAAGAAGATTCAACGGATGTGCGGTGCTTCTGATGATGATTTTAGGCTGTTGATTGCGAAGTCATTTGTACTGACATTCGACAGCGGAATAATCGTGATAAAGCACTGGAAGATGCATAACTACATACAATCTGACCGATACGTGCCGACTGATTACACAGATGAAAAATCCATGTTGGGATTGAAAAAGAATAAGGCATACACGTTTGATGAATCTAAAATGGTTACAAGGTGCATACAGGATTCCAAGAAGAAAGAGAAAAAGACTGCTTATAACAGGAACAGATTTAATTGTAAAGAACAGAACAATTACGATTATGGCAAGATAGAGGAAGGCTTGGGAATAACATGAATGTGAATGATTTACCTGTTGGTACACCGATAGACTGCAATAAGAACGGAAAAATCGGTCAGAAAGAGAGGTAAGAATGAGACGAACAAATCTTAGCGTTTATGGATTTATTGAAAGTTGGTGATGTTAATGGGTGTAATCGCAGACAAATTAAGAGATTTGCAGAAAGCATACAAAGAAAATGACTATGCGGAATACGAACAAATACTTGATTTTGCCATTGAAATTGCAGAGACAGAAGAAAATAAATTCTGTGAATGGAAGATTGTTGATACACCACATGGAATGCCTATTTACAATACAGGCTGTGGAAAAATAAGGCTTAGTTGTGCGACAGGCATTGATATTTACTGCAATGCTTGTGGCAGAAAAATAAAGATTGTTAATGATAAGAAAGCGAGTGATTCAGAGTGAGTGACAATGCAAAGATAGTAATGGCACAGGCTTTAATGATGAGAATTAAAGATTATGCAGAAAGAGCCTTGGATAAAAAAGATGTAACACTTGATATGGCTATGGTTGAAATACGCGATACAGTTGACGCTTATGACGAGTATTTTCATACAGGAAGAAAACCACGGTAACTAACTAAAAATCAAAGAAAGGAATAGGTTGTGCGCACATAAAACCGAGGTTTCCTTTTGGTAGATTTAGAATGAAAGTCCATTGTTTATTTGAACAGTCAGGAACATTCAAGAACGCTTTCAAGAAGTATGGAATTGAAGCCTACGACTATGATATTCAGAACGAGTTCGGAGAAACCGACAATGTAATGGATATATTTTCTGAAATAGAGGGTGGGTACTTAGGAAAGCCGAGCATATTTGATAACTTTTCTGAAAACGATATAGTATTTGCATTTTTCCCATGTACAAGATTTGAAGCTAAAATACCTTTATCATTTAGAGGAGAATCAACACAGCAGAAAAAGTGGTCAGACGAACAAAAATTGCTTTATTCCATGCAACTGCATAATGAATTGCATGAACTTTATGAAAAAATATCTCAGTTAGTAATTGTTTGCATAAGAAAAAATATTAAATTAATTATAGAAAATCCGTATACGCAGCCACATTATCTTAGTACATACTGGTGTTTAAAACCGAGTCTAATTGATAAGGACAGGACGCTTAATGGAGATTACTATAAAAAACCGACACAATATTGGT